ATCTTCGTAACGGAAGAGTTCACATCTAAGTTCATAAACATAATTCTTTTGTAATTGGTAGAAAGGTTTTTCGTGCTCTACAAACTTAATCTCAAATAGACGATCCCCTAATGGAAAGTATATTAAATCCCCCTCTTTAGGTCTGGTTGTTAATTTTACATTCTCCTCATTCTTCATCAATGGAGAAATATAATCCTCATATCTTTCTCTAGAAATAATTAAAGTTAATTCGTTAGTTGCTTGAATACCAAACTTTGATAATAAAACAGGGTTCTGTCCATATCCATCATAATTCTCTACATATGCCTCAATAGGATACGCATCATCAAACTGAGATCTAATTACTTCTCTAATAATATTATTTTCAGTCATGTATTTACGAGGTAAATAATGCACCTCAACACCATACATCTTCAACTGTTCGTTGATTAGATCTTGAATAAGATTCTGTTCAGTTTTAGCACCTTGTTGAAAGTATGGATTAAGCATATTCTCAACCTATCATATCTAATGGTGGCAATTCATAAGTATTAGACATCATTTCACGAATTCTTTCTAGTTCTTTTTCACCATCATCAAAAATTTGTCTTCCATTTAATTCAACACCACCAGGTAATTTAACCCCTTGGAATTTCATCAAATTTTGCCCCCATTGTCTTTTAATAAGAGCAGTTGTGTATGGTTTTAAGAATGAATCATTCCAAACTCTAGTATAATCATTTGGATTTAAGAGTCTATAGCAATCCATAACAAGCCAATCACCTGGGTCAAGACTTGCCCAATCAATATCCAAATATAATCTATCTTGTCTTTGATTAAATCTAATTTGTTTCTGTGTTGTTAATGCAAATTCAATATCCTCAAGGTATGTCTTAGTCATTGCATATGACAACATCTCCATTGATCCCCAATAATACATATCATTTAAGAACATCTGATACTTAACACTAAACATATTATTAGTGGCAGTATTAGTTCCATCAAAATGCATTATCTTATTTACACCAATAATCTCTGGTGGAACTTGTAAATAATTACTATTTTCATACCAGTTGAAGGAAGTAGAAACTCCTGCAATTGTAGCATCAGCAGTAGTAGTTACTATTCCTGCAGTATTAGTTGTATTTGTCTTCTTAGTTGCTCTTCCTCTATCAATATCGTCTTGTGTTACAGCATACTTCATGTATATTTGAGTAACACCATCAAAATGCCTTTCTTGAAAATACTGAACAGCATCATCAATTAAATCATCTACTTGCTCATCGGCAACATTAACTTCCAAGACAGGAGCACCTAGCTGCCTTAAACAGTAATCTTTAAAAGTTGCTCTACTGGTTGGTTGTGCCATTTAACCTATTATCCCCTGTAATATTTAGGGTGCTGATGATATACCAGAATAAACTAGAATATTACCATCGACAATATTATATATTGTTGCACCAGAACTCACTAGAACATTATATACATACCGACCTTGTGTTAAATTATTAGTATCAGTTGATCCAAGAGATATATTAAATACTCCTCCAGCAGCACTCGTAAAACCTACGGTAAATGTTGTGGTGACCCCTAGTGTTGCACCCACGGCGACGCTCTTAGACATTTGAGCAGAACCATATATGGTTAAATTAGCAGCATATGGGACTCCAGCATCTGGATCGAATGTTACATTCTTACTTGCCATTGACTAACTCCCTTAGTAGTGATTTAATTTCGTTCATTTCACCTTTTAAACTATCAAGATCATTTTTCATAGAATCAAGATTTTGATTCTTTTTCTCTTTTATGCTACGTTGAGTAACATATTTTTGATAATCTCTAGAATTCACGTTAATAATTGCTCCAGTTTTTGGATCTCTTGCAAGATCTCTATGTCCCTCAACTTTATAATAATCATCCATATTATGCTAATGCCATTACACGTAAGTTTTTAATTCTAGGAACGTATACCTGATTAGTTGAGGTTAATAATATTTTAACCCTATAATTTTTAAAAGCAGATAAATTATCAGCAGTAAATTCATATTCACGGAATCCCAATTCTCCTGATGTGAATCCATAATCGTTTGATTTGATAACACGTTGATCAGGTAAACCAGAGTTATTTTTAGAAGAAATTACATTACCGTTAACATCAAAATTCAAATATCCTGGGAAAGGAACGAATGTTGGAATCAATCCACTCTCATTAGCAGTGTAATAGAAAGCTCTAATATCACATTCATTATTGCAATATGCATCCAATAGAAGTTTAATAGAACTTGCAGATTCTTCTAATACAATTTCTTTAGAAATGTATTGACATGCTGTTGGATCTGATAAAATATTATTTGCATTTTGATCATTAATATAATCTGTAATTACAGAATTAACTCTATTTGATGTTGTAATAAGACTAATTCTTTCACCATCAATCATAGGACTTAATCTACTATCTGTAGTATTAAGATCTAATGTCATATTAAATGACTTATTTCCTGGAATGTTAGTTAATTTCGCCTCCTCATTAACCACAGATGCGATTAATCTTGGAGTAGTCATATAATTCATTTCATTTAACTCTACAGATTCAAACCCATTATCAACCCAAGGAATTTCAGTTCCACTCATACTCTGTGCAGTAGTTGTTCGTATAGAAGCAGTAACAGAAGTTCCACGTATAGTTAAATTCTCAACTAATGGAGTAATTACTTCGAATGGCATATTTTGCGTAGCATGAATTTCATCTCCACCACAAGATTTAGTTGCCCCTAAGAATAATTTACCATATCCAGCAGAAGTACTTCTATCTGTTCCATTTTCTGTCATATCAACTTTAACATGATATGAATCATATGCAATTGAATTTGCCAAATCAGAGTCTGCTAATGAATGGATTTTATTAATTCTAGTTAAAGAAACTCCCCCAAGTTCATACTTATAGACTGGAGTTCCAGCATCCCAAGTATCGCCACCAACATCATTATACACTGCTCTAGTGCTTATACCTATAGTGTTACCTGTAACAGAATCATAAGAAATGATTTCTGGATCATCACTATTTCCAATTCGAAGATATCCAAAATTGGTAGTTCCTATTCCAACACCTTCAAAATTTTCAAATATACTACTATCATCTACCTGAAGAGATGTATTATTATCTTCATCTAGAGCAACAGTTAATCTTGTAGGTTTAATATCAGGTTCTGCCTTAGAAATTTTAACTAAGTTATCACTGAAATACATTCCATGATTTTGATGATCAACTTTTATATGTAATCCATCAGTAACTTCTTTTAGAGAAGATACCTGAACATCACCACCATATCCTGCATTCAATGCATTTATATTTCCTGCAGCATTGGTTAACATTATAGTTTTACCAGCACCAATAGTGAAATCACCTTGAACTCTATCTACAACTAATTCACTAGTGAGACCAATTCCAGTAATTGTTAATTTTGCATCTCTACCAACAGTATTGACACCTAAAGTAGTAAATCCAACTACATCACCGACAACATAACCACTTCCACCAGAAGTAATAGTAGCAGTACCAACAACACCATCCTTAATATAAACAGATGCTTGTGCTCCTCTTCCTTGTCCAACTTGAGTTATTAAGTTGACACCAGTAACTGTTCTAGATCCATCAGCAGGAGTATATCCAATACCTGCATTTGAAACACTCATCGTTCCAGTTGCAGCACCAGCAACTCCTATCAAAACTCCACTTGCAATTTCTGACCCACTTGAATCTTGAGAAATTTTACGTCCATTTAATAAAGCAGTATCAGCAACAGTGGTTCCAAGTCCAACTCTAACCTGTTTTGAGATTATATTTAGAGAATTGGGCATTAAATCGGGTACTTGCTCATTTCCTACATCTAAAGGTGGGTTATATACTTCCAGAGATCCAGATTCTAAGAAATCTGCTCTATAAAGAGTAAACTTAAGATCTTCCCACTGACTAGGTTCCCATGTAGAAGCATTTTGTGACTTAAACATTGATCCCAAATAAGGTTGGTTAGAAATAAATGCGTCTGTTAACAAATCAGTTTCACCAACTCTAGAAACATAAACACTATATTGAGTAGAATTAGATGCTAATGCCATAGCATATTCTTGATTACCCTCAAGATAAACAGGTGCTTTAAATGCAATATTTGTAGCAACAGAACCATCAGCAGATGTTGTAATTTCATCTGGATTTACAACAATCTCTGAGAAAGGTAATATCTTTGAAGTAGGTGTACCATTCTGCATTGATCTTAACTGGAAGACCATAGGAATACCCTCAGTATCCTTAGATCTAAAGAATATATCACAACTTGTTACATATACTCCAGTATTATCTTCAACTAAGAATGATTGTGCAAGTGGATCGTACCAACCAACAATCTGATTACTCTTTCTTATTTCACCAACAACTTTAGAATCTACTACTTCAAGTCCAGTAGCTTTTTCAATATATTCTGCTTTAAAATGCTGCTTATGTTGTATTTTAGCATTTTTTACAGAAATAATTTCTTCCTGAACTTTCTCAATTGTTCCTTGAGATCTGTATGCTTCTTCTGCTACAGTTGATGCGAAATTAACATCATTATCTGTATCATTAATCAAAGTAAAGGTCTTTGTGCCAGCTTCATATTTTGGATTCCTTGAGAAATGAGGTCTTGGTATATAGAAGCATCCAATACACTCTGCAGATATATCCGAAACCAATCTTATATCAGTTACTTTTGCTTTTGCTGTACTTTTTTTACCTTTAACCCATGCACCTTTCTCAATATCACCAAAGTAACCACCTTTAGTTTTATTTGCCAAATGAGTTACATCTAGGTTTAATATAGTTGAAGTACTAGAATATGAAGTTTCTATATCTTGGTTTGTATATGGATTGGATCTATAAACCTTATTAGGTGACTTTCTAGGACCCTCTTTATGATTAATAGTACAAATCCTTGCATGTAAATGAGCTGATTTCTTTTTATGTCTTCTTTGAATTTCAACTACTTCACCAGGTTGGAAAGTACCTTTGGTCATAGAGATTTCAAGAAGTTTGGGGAAACACCAATCAGTAACATCCTCTCCATCAAAGAAAGCATATAACCTTGTAAGTGGTTTCATATTTCGAGCGTGGAATTTAATATTCCTTCTTCTCATATATGGAGTAAGTTCTGTACCTACTACTCTTTCACCAAGATTAATAGTATCAATTTGTTCAACAACCGTAGTTGATGTTCCCGATTTAGTCTTAGTACCAGTCTTATATTCTTTTGATGTAGTAGTCTCAATTTCTTCGAAAACATGATCACCATAAACCGTTATACGTTGTCCACCATTACCTTGTCCATTCTTAAAGTTTCTCACATGTCCACCAACTTTATGCTTACCATTTAAGAGACCCTCAAGCTGCTTTCCTTGAGTCTTTTGGACATCAATAACATCTGTCCTAGTCCCTGTCCAATTCTTCTCCCAAGAACCCCAAACAATTGGACCAAATCCATTTTGAGGATCAACTCCAAATTCTTCTTGTGCTTCTTTCATTGTTTCTGCATAATTACCCATTTGTTCGGTAATTTTTGCTTCCAATTTAACAGTATCTACCCAAGTATCTGATGAAGGTGTTAAATCTAGATTACCTTGCCAGAAACTAATAAGGAAAGGAGTCACACTTTCAGATCTTGTTGCAAATTGTTGATTTATAAACTCAACTTCAGAATAATCTAAAGATACAATACCATTATCCCTTCTTACATTATTTCCTTCAATTTGTGTAAATTCTGAATCAAGTGCATCATCTTGATCACCATCACTTACAGGACCAAACATCAAATCAACTGAATTAGTATAATGTCTTGGTCTAAGTTCTTTACGATCCCGATCAATACTATTATTAATTCCAGTCTCTGGAAGAGATTCTTGTGTTACAAATGTTGTAAAATTATCTACAAACATTCCAGATTTAAATCTATTGAGTCCATCGCCATCTGGAACAAACATATTTGCAGTCTGCACTTCCAACATTGAAAGTGTAGTATAATACTCAAGATTACGAATTCTATCTTCAAGTTTTTTGATATCTTTCATTTGATATCTCTTATACTTAAAGAAGTTTAAAGTAGCATGGTCAACATGGAACAAATATGGAGGTAAAGTTGCCTGACAAATTTCTATAGAATCTTCTACAGGACCTGGTCTTTCTGGTTTTTCAGCAGGAACTCCAGTTTTAAGAATAAATTCTCCAGATTTTGATAAGAAAATTCTATCAATTCTTCCCAAATAGAAAGAATACGTTGTCTGTAAGACTTCATCAGAAGCTAATATATTTGGTGGATTTTGCCCATCTACCTTAAAATTCCTTCCAAAGAATTCTAATGGAGATCTTGCCCCTGCAGAAACAGTATAGTTAGATACTCTAGGTCTTATATCAATTATATCAGAATTACGATGACCATCAACAGAACCTATATCTTTATAATTTATTGCATCATAAGACTCCACAGTAACAATATCACCATTATCCGTAGATTCGTAATAAGCATTCTGGAAATAAATTTTTAACTTTTTATCTGGTGCAGTAGTTTTAATCTTTCTTACTACTTTAGCATAATCCCAGAAAGTGGATTCTTGACCTCTTTTCCACTCATATCCATCAGTTACTTCAAAACTTGGATCAGTTAAAGTAGATACTACTGCTTCACTAGCAGATTCAGTAGCAATTATAGATTCTCCTTCATTAAATTCAACACCATTTTCACGAATATATCCTAATGTAAGATCATTTATTTTTTCAGCAACAATAGCAATAGCACCACTATTCTGTCCTGTTATCCTTTCTCCTATTATAAATCCTGCAGTTGTTCCTGTTGTATTTTTTATTGCAGTTATTGCTGCTTGTGGGCATGAAGGATCACTAGTATCTGCCGATTCATATATTCCCCAAATTCTAACAATATCTGGATGATTTAATGATATATGTCTATCTTGAACTTTAGTACCAAATGGATAATTACCAAATGTTAATCCATCATTTAATGATGTTGTACCAATACCAGATGACTCATTATTAGATTTATCAACAATAATAGAATTAACTCTATTAAGTACTTTTCTTTTTGGAGTTGGTTTTTCCTTTTTCAAGGTGGCAATAAGTTGAGCACCAGTATCTGCACTACCAAGATCAAAGAATTGTAATAATGTACCATCTGCAGTAAGTGATAACTTATCACCTGTTAGAACTTCAACAGTTCCATCAGATCTTATTAGAGAGTATCTTTCTTCATCAAAGGGTAAAAATGCTTCATTTAATCCTGCTGCAACTTGTGCTGAAAGTTGATTATTTGCAATATCAACTTCAAAAGTTTTTCTTATAGTAATATATGAATCAGTTAAATCAACTGTAGCAACATTTTCTTTAGGTAATACAGTATAAAGACTAGAATCTGCACTTGTTGCCGTTTTTGATCCAATAATCTTTAAATCAGTAACCTCAATATTTTCGCTAGGTAAATTTCCACGATTTATTCTTGCAGTGCCATATGTTCTTTCAACAATTACATAGTTAGTTGCAGTACTAATTCCAGAACCTACCTCTTTAATTCTACTATAAGTTGGTTTCCAAGAAGATATTGGATTTGTCCATGAAACCAACATACCTGGTTTTGCCAAATTCAAAAATGTAGGATCAGGTGATACTATAGTGGAAATACCAGTTGCATGACTATTGTTAGTTCTTGTAGTCATTGTAGCAATACCAACATTATATACAGTCGATTGTACTACATCTGCACTAAATGTATTAATTCCAGATACGCCATTATTAGTTGCATATACAGACTCCACATCCTGTAGAGTATGAGCAGTAACAGCTACAGCAATTCTATTAATACTTTGATCTGTATCAAAACTAAGACTTTCATTGTTTATAAAATCTCCAGTTACTTCATAACAAGTTAATGCTGTTCCAGCAGTAACAGCATCTTTAAGGAAAGCAGTTGCTCCACTACTTTGCCCAGTAACAAAAGTAGGTACTGTCAAAGTAGTTGGTGTATTAAGAGCTAACTCAGTTGTAGTTTGAACATCATATAAACAAGCAGCCCAAACATTTGCTGCTGCAGTAGACGTAGTTTCATATGCACCACTTTCTAATCTAAAATCATAAATTCTAGCAACACCAATTTCTTTTCCTACTAAATTATTACCCCTAGTTGCTGAACTACCTTGCTTTCTCGTATCTCTTAAACTTAAATAATAAGTATTTCCAATTCCTACAGTAGGTGATCTAAAAACATTGTTTAGATCTAAAGTTGGTCCAGTATTATATTTTATTGATTGCTTTTCTATAACTTTTGTTGTTCTTGGTTTAGGACAATCTAAAAAAGTAGAATTAACTGTCTCTATTTCCCAACCACGAACAAAAGCTTTACCTGGAGCAAGTTTATATAATGCTAAATTATCTGTTGGAGTAGCACCACCAGCAGTAATCTGAGTTGAAGTAAAAACTCCACCATTACCCAGTCCATTATTAAGGGAATTTTTTAAAGTTGCAACAAATGGTCTTACATAGTAATCTCCAGATTCTGCAAATGTTCTTCTGGCAAGGATATCTAAGAAATTGCTACTATAATCATCTTTTGGTTTTCTTACTGTTATAATAACACCATTTTCTATCTTAGCTAATTCACAGAAATATCCACCACCAGCAGTCGGTGCCTGTACAACTGTGTTGTTAGTAATATTAGTAATATTAGTGTTAGTAACAACATCACCAACAGATTCATCAATATTGACGGTAATGTTTGTTACTCCTTCAGTAACATTAGTAATATTTTGGACGTTGGTGATATTAGTGGTATTAATAGTATCACCAGCAACTGGTTGTGGTGCTGGAGTAGTAGTAGGACTTGCAGTTAATGCAGAAACGACAGGACTTGGGGCTGGAGTTGGAGTTCCACCTAAATCATCTGAGAAATCACCAAGACGTTTTTTAAATAAACCAGCAGTAATTTTTAATCTATCAGCTCCTGGTGCTGCATAATTATTAAATCCTTGAGAATTATCATTTAAAGATTGATCTAAATCTGCATTAATTATTTCTTCAGTAACAAATAATCCAACTCTCCAATTTGATGCATTAGTATATTGATCTAATAAAATTGTTTCTTTATTAACTGTTACAAATTGCCCATGAAAGAAATAAACACCTTCTTCAATCTGAAAGGATGCACCAGTAATTGAAGCATTAACAGGAAATGTAGTAGCAAATGGAGTACCTGCATCTATTGAGGTATTACCAAGCAAACCAGATAATATTGTCGTATTACTGAATAATTCTTCTCCATCATCAAATACTTGACTTTGATTATCAGCAGTACTAGAACCTATGTAATTTACATAAAGAGTAAGTTGCGCTCTTTCCGATTCTGCTGGTGATAAAACTCTATCAACAATTGCAGTAACACCAGAACTTACTCCAGTAATTTTGGCTCCAACTAATTGATCTGCATAAGCAGATACAGGAACCCCTTGAAAATTATTATTAAGTTGTATACCCCTATATAATTGATTATATCCAATATTTCCTGGAATTACTTTAGCACCTTCTTTAAAAAAGTGTTTACCAAATTTCTCAATCTGATTCTGTAGAATAGATTGAAGAGTTGTTAATTCTCTTGCTTGTACTGGGTAACCAGGCTTAAACAGGACTCTTGCAAAATCATCAGTTGCCTGAAAATCGTCAAAGTATGGCGATACATTGAGGTTAGTTTGTAGGGGCATAGTCCTTTAAAATTGCAAAATGACTTTAATATCTTCTTTTTGATTTTCAGACCGTACTATGGCAGGTCTATTATCAACATAAATTATATTTCCTGAATATTTTTTAACTTCAGGGCCAGAAATACCTTCGGAAAATTCTTGCCCAAGGTAATATGTCCTACTATTTATAGTGGTGGAGACACCAGAAAAAATAGTAGCAATAGCTAAATTAGAACCAGTTGTTGGTACAATCGTTAAATTTCCACCACCATCAGGAGAACTGGTAAATTGATTTAAATTATATCCCCAAGTCGGAGATGTTTGTGCAGTACCAACGGTATTAAATCCTGCAAGAGTTCTATCTTGCCAATACTTTAACACTCCAGTAACTTGATCATAATTTATAACTCTTCCAACAGCAGTAACTCCTGTACCAATGTCTTGTTCAAAATAAGAATCTGCTGTAAATGTTGCTGTACTGTATCCAGTTCCTGTTAATCTAAGAGCATTTAAAACACTTGCTTTATCAACAGTTAAAAGTGCTTCTCCTGTTGATAATGGATTTTCAACAATACCCACTCTAGCAATTTGATTGCCTGTTATAAAATCTGGATTTTCGTTATCATTCTCAATCCTAGAATACATCATAACATTCATAGCACCCAATTCTCTATAGATATCAGAACCATGACCCCCTTGAGGAGAAATAATAACATCAAAAAGAGGTCTTGTTGTACCAGTAGGAACTCCACCTGCAATTAAATCAACATTTCCATATGAATATCCAGATCCTTGATTAGAAACTGTTACTGATTCAACTTGCTGATCTGCATCAACGATTATTGTACATTCAGCACCATCACCATCACCTCTAATAGGAACAGCAGTATAAGTTCTATTTGCAGTTCCAACACCAACACCACGGTTAGTTATTGTTACAATTTTAATAGATCCATCTACAGCATTATTTCTTATAGGAGCATTAACAATACTAGTATCCCATTCAACAGGAACGGGAATAAAATCAGTTGATTCAAATTTTATAATGTCTGCTGGTTTAATAGTGTAAAGGTATTTCCAAATATATCCGTCACCACTACTTCCAGCATTTCTTGGTTCTAAATCAGTAAAAAGTGGTTGATCTAATGAAGGTCTACCATTTGGATTATCAGGATCTGTACCATTCTGAAGACATTCATAGATTCTATAATCTTCATTTACTACAAAATAGTTTGAAGAATATAAATTTGTAGCACCAGAAACCTTAGCGGGATTTGACCTACTAATATTTTGACGATACATATCATATGTTGTTCCAGATGTCCAAATTCTCTTTGGAACTACCTGTCTAACATCATCTGCATTAATTTTCTTTAATGCAATCATCGAATCCCAATAATCAGATTCTTCAGTAAAGTTGTCTTTAGGAGCTGGAGGACTTGTATCCCAATCACTTTGAATATCTGCAGGATTAGGTAACCCTACAAATGAATAATATGACTTAGCATCAGTAGATACTCCAGCAACAAAGTTCTTTGCATTTAAGATTCTAATTTGATCAGTTATAATGGCAGACATTTGATGACAGATATTTTTTATTTATTTATCAAAGATTACACAGTGTAATTTTTATACTTAAGAGAAGCATATCTCTGTACCAAAGCAGAAGTATGAATACCAGTAGCAGGAATAACAGTAACTATTCCAACTGGAAGACCTATTCCAGCAAAATTACCAACTGAGAAGCTGCTTTGACCAACTCCTATACCATTTTGATTATATGCTTGGAAAGAATTTATACCAGACCTTGAAGGTAAGGTAATCAATCCCCAACTATAATCACCAAAGAAATCAGAAGTTCTAATTCCAACAGTTCCATACCAACCAGATGGGGTTGATCCAACTCCAACTGTAACCCTTCTAACATTTGTAGTAATACCAGAAACTGATGTTGATATACTGACAGCAGCAGTTACTTTATAGACAGTATCAACAAAGTGAGTTGCTATTCCAAGTGTACTGGAACCATCTAGAGAAATCATAGATGTAGTTGCAACACCAACGTTAGAATTAGTGACAACAAAATAATCATTTACATTTAGAGAACTTAAACTAACAGCAGTTGCAACACGACTAGTATTTCTTAATTCAGAATCATATGGAATATGGAGATCAAATTGAATTTGATTACTGGTTGTAGTTCCAAATCCAACAATTACACCACTATCACCCACATAACTGTTAACATTATCAATTTCATCAACAGAAGCAGGTGGAGAAATAAGAACTTGTGGAGGACTATCAGTAGTATATCCATAACCAGGATTAGTAATAGCAATACCAGTTATAGTTCCAGCAGCACCAATTGTTACTGCTCCAAAAGCAGTTGTAGTCGTACCAACACCAACACCACCCATCATTGTATTACCAATACTTACTGTTGCAGTAGTATAACCTACTCCACCATCTGATATTACAATAGATGATATAGTTCCAAGACCAGAAACTATAGCAGTAGCAGCAGCACCAGTTTTATTCTCTTGACCAATAAAAGCAATCTTATCTTGGAAAGTAAGACTTGTATCATTCTCATTCTTAGGATCGAAGAATGGTCTTACACTATCAACATAAATTGCAGTTGATCCTACACCAACAGTTTTAATAACATATGCTGATGGTTGAATATTTGGTTCATATATTTCCCTATCTTTAGCAATTTCCTGCTCATTAATAATCCTATCTTCAGTTTGACGTACCCAAACAACAGGTCTCATTAAATCTGCATCTTGAGTATTTCCTGGTCCAAAGTATGGTGTTGAAATAATAGAATCTGTGGATGTTACAGTAGTAACTTCTCTAGGATCTTCTTGAAGGTAATCTGGTTGACCTATAGAAGCATCGTATCCTAATACTATATCATCACCTGGTTTAACAGTTTCTAATATTGGTACTGAATTAACATCTATTCCAGCAGTTCCCTTATAGAACATTATTTTACATGTATCACCTGGTTTAGGTGCTTCGGTAAAGGTTAATATACTTCCTCCAGTAAATGTATATGCTCTACCAGGAATCTGAAGTATATCATTTACAAATATTAGAAGAATATCTTGTACATTAATTTTAGATCCTTTACCTGATAAAATAGATACTACATTATTAGATTTCTTTAATTGGAAAGTAATAGTGGTTCCATCAAATAAATCTTCTATTTTATCCATCATTTCTAATTGACCAAAGTTCCATCCAGTCATTTCATCATTAAATACATCATCAATTGTAAGTTGGAACTCTTTTGATCCAAAATCAGCAGTTGTTGGAATACCAGTTAATCCACCTACAGGAACAGTTAGAATTTCTCCATTACCATAACCATATCCTCTATTCGTAAGATTGAATGAAATTACACTAGATCCTTGTCCAACAACAACATCAATAGTTGCAGTTGATCCCACTCCAGTTACAGAATCAGAACTGTAGATCAATGGCATATTTGAATAAGAAAGTGGAGCATCAATCTTTATAAGAGGTGGATTAGTTGATGTATGAATACCTAATGTACCTACTCCAGTGACTGAACTAATGCCCGTTATATAACCATTATTAATAATTGCAGTAGCAATACCAGTAAAGTAAGTTGCATTCTTACCTTGTGAACTAATTCCAACATTTACAGTTTGAATTCCTGCCCTATATCCAGAACCACTATTTCCAATACTGATTGATGCAATTGTTCCAAGACCAGAAATTACTGCAGTTGCACCAGCAGAAATTAGCGGTTGATATCCAAATCCTTCAGTAGAACCCACAGAAACTATAATACCACCAACAGGGAAAGTTGATATCCCAACATCATCCTTAATGGTTTTTGCATTACCTACAAAGGAGATAGTAGTAATTCCTGCAGTATCATCGAAAGTATAATCATAAGTTGCTCCTCTTCCCTGAACAACACTGTTAACTAAGATTAAAGCACCAGTCGATATTCCTACAAAATCAGAACCGTTAACCTTTAAATCAAATTGATTTCTAATTCCATTGAATTGATTAGAAATGCTATCAATAATGTAATTAGAAGAATATGCTTCATTCGTTCCACCAGTAATTCCAGAACGCATAAACATTCTACCTTGGAAACTATATCCAGTAGAAATACCAGTCCAATCCCTATCATCTGGATCAGCAGTATCGGTACTTAATGGAGTATTTCCAACTGGAGCATCAACAAAGTTTAAAGTGTTCTGAACAATATTATAAGCACCAATAACCTTTGTTACAATAGTATCAGTGGCATATCCTGCAAGAGGTGTTCCCATCCATCCTCGGTCAACCCTAATACCATTAGATACACCAACACCAATTTCTGTAACTTGTACAATTTCACCAGTAGTACCAGCACCAAGTCTAACCAGATCCTCCGCAAAGAATGAAGTAATTCCACTAAAGTAGAAAATATCATCAGTAGTAAATACAATCTGGGAAAGATGAGAAGTAACTGCTGTTGCAACAACTGGTGACTGAATAACGTTATCAAGAGCAAGAACAACTTTAGAATTTTGATTGGTTGCTACAAATCTATGAGATGATCCAATACCTACACTAGTAAAGTCTAACGCCTCTGGTATAGTTTTAAGAGCGTTTTGGGCACTAGATGCCAATCTAATAGTATTATCATCAACTTTAATAACATATACATCACCAGGTAATTTTTCAGTTGTACCAATTCCAACGAAGGATGCTGAACTAATTCCAATAGCTTGAGTGGCACCAATACCAGAATGGATATACTGAACTTGCTCACCAGTAACAAAGAAATGATTTGGTATGGTTATAGTGCTTGAAGCAACACTTACAATAGAAGTATCATTTCCTACAAAATCCGTATTGAATATTTCAATACTATTATGAGTTAATGGGAATGATCTCTTAATATCATTAAGAGTTCCTTGATAAGTACCATAGTTGGTCTCGATTGTACCATTATTAAACTCAATAGTATCTTTATTATCATCCTGAATCTTCAATGCATTCATATAGGTGTTAACCTGACAAGCAATATTTGCATTTGGAGTGAATGTAATCTCACAGTAAGAAACTCCACCTTGATTTTTCTGCAATCTACTTCCAATAGTACCTAATCCTGAAAGAGTTTCTATGTTTGCCCATTCAGTATCATAAGAAGTTCCAATTCCACTCTCTTCACTATAATCTTCCAAAACAAAGAATTCTGATAATTGATGTTCATTATTTGTGGTATCAGTAGCTTGGACCAATACATAAGCACCATCATAACCATCAGTTTCAGGGTTAAACTGAGTTGGGAAACTTGCAATACCAACAGGAACTGGAGATCCAGAAGATGAAATTGTATTTGCTCTTGCTTCAAGAAGAGCATGTTTCATACTAACAGATCCAGTTCCAGTAGTAGTATTTCCAATCGCAACTTGCATGGTATTGACTATACAAGTAGTTCCAATTCCAGCATTTGGATGGAAATCAAGTTTAACTGTTCCACTCTGAATATAAGCAGAGTAGGTTCCAAATCCTTGAGCAAGGTTAGCAGAATTGGTAACCATTTCACCATATTCTAAAATATCTACTTCACTTCCATCATGAAGTAAATTAATCTCTTCAAATTCCCAATCTTCACTATTAATAGTTTCTCCATCTCCACCAGCATCAGGTGTTATACTAACTAAAATCTTAGCAGAACGATATGTTGTACCTAAACCCACAACCGTAGTAGTTGTTCCAGCTGCAACTTTTGTACTTGTTGAATCAATATGAACACATCCAAGACTTGTAGTTCCTATGCCAAGATAATTATCATCTAAATTAAATGCTAAAGTAGTAACATAGTAATCATTCTTCTTAAATCTTGTTGGATAGAATAATACTTGACCCTCTGTACCAGAAACTTGGAAATCAAATGTACCTAAATCATAAACATTATCAATCTTTGCATATTGGTTAATATAACCAAAAGTACCATCATGCATAAGATCAACTATCATTACTTGTCTTTGTCCCGTATATCTTTGGTCTTTAATTAGTGTAAAATATTTTTTCGCTCTATGTTCTGTTAACGTAAATGTATCAACTATACTATAAACTGTTGCTCTAGGATTACTATTAAATGTACCACTCATGTCATCTATAGTAAGAACTCTATTACTTACAGACTCCTCATAATCACTTAGAATTCTATTAGCAAAAATTACTTCATCTGATACAATAGTACCAGAAACTTGTCTAGCATTTTCTTTAACTAAATCAAAATCTGATACAGAATGCATACTAACAGCAGAGAATACATCATGAACAGAATTAACCATAGTTTTTTCTGTAGATACTCCTACAGTCAATTCTCCCAAAACTTCACTTTCTATTTGAAGATCAGAGAATTTTCTAAATCCAGATGTATGATTTAATGAACTTACAGGATCTTTCCAAGTATCAAAATCAATTTGAGATTTTAATGAATATGAGAAATTTTGGTAATAAAGACTATCTTCTATTCTTTGTAATCTAGAATTAAGGAACCCCGATTCAGTTTCCCAACCATGAAATCTCTTACAGAAAGCACCATAATCAAGATCAGCAGCAAATGTTTGTATTTTATCAGCACGTCCATGAGTATGAGAAGATTTTCCAATAATAGTTTTATCTTTATAGAATACATCTGTAGTCGCAATTTTTAACATTCCAATTTTCTTATCCCATCTATCAACAGTACCTTTTACTTCATCTCCTAAAAGATTTTTAGATACTACTTCTTCTCCTTGTAGGTAATCATTTTGCTTAAGAACGGTATTAAAAACTGGGAAATATTTTTCTGGTATAATTCTTCCAGAAGAATTTGCATTCTGATAAACACCAGGAACTTCTCCATCAGATAATTCACCATCAAGACTATATGCAACTGTTCCAATTCCACCAATATTTTGATCAACTGCATTTATAGTGAAAAGTTTATAATTGTAATCTGATGAATTATAACCTTTTCCTGTTGATCCTAACCCAACACTAACATTTTCAATTAGAACTTTATCACCTAACTGTAAGGGGAAAGATCCTGCAGTAGTATATCCCACATTTAAAGTAACAGTTACATCTTTAGTTGTACTGTTAAATCCAATTGTATTAATTCCTATACCATTTGTGTTGTGTGTAGGAATAATTGTGGGAGTAACATTATGAATTCCATAAGTATTTTGAAGAATAGATATTTTCTGATTTTTAATATCATATTTAAAGTCTATATTAAGATCTAATTCATTTGTTTTACCATCAAATAAAAGTAATTTTGGTGCAGTAGAATACCCCCTTCCAACAGAAGTAATTGCTACAGATTCAACACTAGCAAATTCTTTTATTGTTACAATTTGTGGTAATGCTACACTTGGTTCCAATGTTGGATCTGAAGGGAAATTAAATCCAATATTTTGAATTTCCGTTCTAGTAATTTTACCAATACCAATACTACCAGGTTCTGCTATACATGAAACACCCTCCTGTGAAGAAACAGAGGTAATTCCAGGAAGTGAATAATAATTTTTTCCACCATCAATTATATTAAATTCAGCTATAGGACCTAAAGCAGTCTTAGAATTAGTTCTATAACTTAAATTAGATGTAGTTCCAGCATATGATACCTTTTCTGGATAATCTCTAAGAGTATATGTGAAAGAATTTGTTGCAGCTGCCCCAAGTGTTAATAATTCATTAGAAACTTCAAACAATCCACTATATACACTCTTATAGCTATCTATTTCATGCCCATTAAGAACATCAGTATCTACATTAACTTCTTCTTTTTCTATTGGTAGATCATTCTCAAATACAGGAACAAGACGATAATATAAAGTTTCTGGTATATACTTATTAGCAGTTAATTCAAGTTTAGCGTTTGTATCAATTCCAACTCTTCCTGATTTTATAACTTGGAATTTTTCAGTATGAGGATTTTTATTCCATTCTTTAGTACAAGAACTATCCGCATATAATTGGAAATCAAATGCAGGATAAGATATTGTACCTTTAGTATATGATAAAGAGGAATCTGATAAATCAAAAGTGTATACTGAATCTTTATATATGTTTATTGGAGGATTAACTGGATTTAAAACACCATTAGATGCACTTGATCCTATTGAAACAACAATAGGTTTAAATAAAGTTGCATTATAATGACTATTTGCTAATTTTATATTATTTTTATCAATTTTAACTACATAATAAATTCCATTATCATCTAATCCATAAGTTACGTGTCCTGGAGCAGTATGAACAACCTTTTCTCCAGTCTTTAATCCATGATCAGTTATTGTAATAGTATTAGATGAGGTTGTTATCCCTGAAGTATTAAATCCTACAGGATCTACAATAAGTTTTCTATTATAATCATTATATTTTATAGTAGAAATACCAGTATTACCTGGATTTACACTCATATTAATTTGATCTCTTACATTTAATCCATGAGTAGATGCAGTAGATACTGTTACAAGGTTTCTTGTAGCTTCTCCAGTAATTGGAACATATTGAGTATTAAAACTATGATAAACTCCTGTTCCAATCCCAGTAAAGAAAAGTAATGAAGAATGTCTATGTGTTGATGCTATACCAACCCAATTCCCCGATTCATTAACAAAAAGTTTACAAGTTGAAATTCCAAGAAAATCTTTAGATAATTTATTAGCATAAACAGTTTGCCCATCAGTTAATGTTGTACCAGCACCTGCCCATATTTGGAAAGAAGGACCAAATCCAGTTGGAATTGTATCACCATATGAAGTAATATTAGAACCTTCACTAGTAGCTGCTACAGATACCTGAGACTTACAGCATAATAATTGTACTTTAGATGCAGTGGCACCTTGACTTGTAGTAGTTGTTGGGTATAATGATGGTGTAAATGCCGATGTATAAATTGCTTCATCAACAGTATATCTCAAATTAGAAATATAACCATTAAAATATCTGTCCTGCGATGCAGAAGTCTTATGAGCACCAATATGGACTACAGTTCCATTACCAGTTCTAGTACCACTTAAAGTACCACTTGCCTCAACTACACCATTAATAAAAATCTTTCCAGCAGTACCTGATAAAGATGCAGCAACATGATACCATCTTCCATTCAATATACGATCTGCACTGGTTGATATGTTAAGTAAATCAGTACCATTATCTGCTTCTACTAAAAGATTTAAATCACCAGCAGAAGTTTTAGAATAAGTTAATCCTATATTAGATGCACTACCTACAGAGGTATTAAAGATTTGCATCATTTTAGAAGCATCTTTTACATAAATCCAAGCTTCTATTGTAAAGTTTTTATTTTCGACTTTATAATCAGTACTCGTACTAGTCATATAGTCTCCAGTTCCATCAAACAAGACAGAACCTTGAATTAGAGTGGTTGTAGCAGCAGCAACAATCCCACTACCATTACCAGGTGAATATACTAAAGAATCTCCAGTTTCCCACTTATGATTCTCAAAATACATTACTCTAGTAGGAATAAACATTCCTGTTACACCTGCACCAGCTTTAACTCTACTTTCATCAAAATAGACTGTAGATCCAATACCAACACCAACACTAGTACCTACTCCAACATGGTGTGATGGAACAAAATAGGTTTGTTCATTTACATTACCTATACTAGTAGTTTTAAATCCAGCATTTATAATAATCTTTCTAGGATCATCTTTAAATATTGATCCAACAGTATGAGAAACACCTACTGTACCATCAACTGCCCTTATTACTCTAATTCTTGATAATAATTTATCTACATTTAAAACTTTTACCCTTTCAGTACCAATTCCTAAAATATCATTTTCTTTAATATGTGGATAATCAAGACTTCCACTAACAGTAAAGTAAGTAACTATTCCAGTTACAGCAGTAGATCCTATTCCACTAGGATTTGTGGTTCCAACACCAACTAATTTCAATGAATCAGTTGTAAGACCTACTTTATAAACTCCTTCCAACCCAGAAGATGTTGTAGATAATCCAGAAATTGAAATATCATCACTTACTTTCCAATTATGAGGATTATCTGCCCATAAAATCCACTTACCACTTCCAGTATCAGCAGGATAAAATTCAATTCCACTAATAGAACTTGTTGCAACACTTACATTATTAATAACAGATCCATGAAGTTGAGAAACTTCTGCTTTTGCTCCTGATTTAGGGTCAGGTTCCATTTGCAAAGTTCCAGTTGGACTTGTAACATTTGTAAGTCTTGATCCCTTTCTAACAGCTGCAGTATCTCTATTATCAAAAACTACTTCATCATAAATTTTATAATTTCTTCCACCACTACTAATACCAATAGTTTCAACCATTCCACGGGTTGTTGATAAAATATCAACTTGCTGTTTTAATTTTTCTGGTATGTAAGTATAATTATAAGTTTTATTTCCTTCTATCAAATTATAAGGAGCAGTATTTCTGAACCAATTACCATTTGAAAAATTAAAGGAATCTTGATTTGAATCTAACTGGAAATTAAATGTTTCTGGAATTGAGTGATAATTTTTACCAATTAAATAAGGGAATTTAGGTTCTCTATACTCTAAGAAAGGACCAGCAGATGCTGTTGCAGTATCAATTGTTGCAAAATAAGCATAGGTTCCTTCTGGAAATTCTGGAGTAATACAATATCTTCCATTATTTTCATCAAGAACTGAATCATCATTTACCTTAGTATAAGTATAATCTTCTACAAAATATCCTTCTGGGAAGAAAGTTTCTGGAGGTCTCTCTGCTTTCATTTTAAGAGTATATCCAGATTTCATTTGTGTAACTACACCACCTCTTCTATTTGCATATCCATATGGACCATATATTGGATTTCCATCATATGCCCATCCAATTATAGGAGAATGTCCTGTAGATGAAACTTCTGATCCGTTTAATTTGGTTAAATCTTTTTGTCCATATAAAACACTACCATCTTGATCTGTCGAATTTAAAGATTCTCTAAGTTTTCTAGGAGCATATAAATGAGTATATTGAAGTCCATTATCATTATAACCTTCGGTCATAAATCCATCATCTAAGGTAAATTGATTAAAATGCTTTCCTACTAAATCTACACGCCATTTTTGAAGAACTCCCCTAAATTCTGCACCTCCACCAGTAAAATCAACAAAAGCTACTGTAGTGGATTCTGTATATCCTTCTCCACCAGCAACTACTTTAACACCTATAACTTGATTAAGATCTCCTGGATTTACTCCCATTACAGGAACAACAACAGCACCAAATCCATCACCACCCCTATCATCAATAACTATATCTGGAGCACAGTTATATCCAGATCCACCATTTAGAACTGATATATCAACAATCTTACCATTCTCAATAATTGGTTTTAATTGAGCTTGATCCCCAAAAGAAAGTGTTATAGAAGGTTCTCTAACATAATCCATAATTGTGGATGATCCATATCCAATACCATTTTCACTTAAATAAACACCAGTTACTGACCCTCTACATATTGGTTGAAGTTGAGCTTTAAATTCATGTAAACCTACAGAACTTACTCCAACTTGTCCTTTTACAGTAATAGAAACTGGTTCATAATTAAAACAATGATTTCCTTTACCTTGAGTTGTAAAATCAATATACTGTTTAGTTCTATAATATAGTTCTTTATCTATTGTTGATATACCAACTTGGGATAATTTAAATTGATTATCATCAATTTTAGTTACATAATAATCAGTATTAGTGGTAAGACCAGTAATAACTGTTGCGTCAGTTGTAAATCCAGCATAATCACTATTATTATCTTCAATTGAATATCTTACTATCTCTCCAGAATCATATCCATGATTTTTAATAGTAATAGTATCTAAAGAAGTACTTACTCCAACTGGTTTTGTAGATCTCTTTTTATATTCATACCCAACTCCAGTAGAAACAACATTAACAGAATCTAATATGGCTTTTCTATTAATTGACTCAAACCTCTGTCTTCCTACTCCATAATCACTTATAGTGACAGTGTTAATACCCACAATTGCATCTATCTGTGATTTGTGTAATTTAATTGTTGTTGGATTGATATATTGAACATAATATGTTGCATTGGTACTAAGACCAGACAATCCATCTTGACCATCACTATGATAAATTACATGTTCAGCATTCCTAAATTTATGATAAGTAGAAAATCCAATTGTTGATTGAGTAGCACCAATACCAATATCATTAACACTTTGTGCGCTGAAATTAACAGAATGAGCAACCATTTTAATGTTAGGTTGTGCTACTGCACCATAACCATTACCACCTTTAATTTCAATAATTGGTTTGTCTATATAATCAAATCCAGTATCTAATACCCTAATTTCTTCCAAAGATCCAGTAATATCAACATAACCAGTAGCTCCAACACCTACATTATCTTCAATATGTAAAAGAGGTGGTTGTAAAATATCATATCCACCACCAGCAGCAAGAACTTCAATATTTTCAAGTTTTCCAGCATGAACAACTTGTTTTGCTTTATAATTTTTTATTTCAACACCATTCACTAAAACCCCAGTACTACCAGGTACAGTTTCATATACAGTAGAATCTGTAATTGGTGTACGAACCAATCTTAATAATTTTTGAGATTCTAAAGTTTTAAGTTTAAATTTATAAGGTTCTATTTTATTATCTTTAACAGTTATATTATTGGTGATTTGAATATAATTCCCTCCTTGAATATCTGCGGGACTTTTAGCAAATCTAACAGTAGTTGCATTTTGTCTTCTTATAAAATATAAACCCTCATCAAATAGGTAAGACTTAGTTACTACTCTAGTTCTAGTTTCTCCAAAATTATCAATATAAGTCTCTAAAACTTTTTCAGGAGTATACCAAACAGCATCTCCAGTATAAAATCCATGATCTACAGTATCTGAGATTTGAAATACGCTAGTAGGAGCAAAGGTTCCCTCAATTTTAATTGAACGATCTGAAACGTTAAGTGGTTGTGCATTATATGATGGTATGGAAGGAGATGATATTAAATAATCATTTCCTTGCTTATATACATTTTGTACGTTGGTTATATATCTTGAAGATCCTGGAAAGGTATTTGATATTGATCTTAAAAGATATCTCTTAACAGTATATGTTGCATCAGGTGAGAGATCTTCTTGATCTTTAATAATAAATGATTTCTCAGATTTTATTTCACTGATAGTAGAAATTGGTTTTACTTCACCAACATTATTAACAAGAGAAACATTATCCCCAACACGGAAGTAGTGATTTTTTTCTAAATTAATTTGATATGTTTTATCAGAAGAATCAATTAATTCTATACTTGCAACTTTATAATTTGTTGCAACATTATAGAACCAACCCTTTCCTTGAGAAGATATATCAGAAACACCTAAAGTTTTAATTTTAGCGGTGTCTCCATGAGAATAATAACGAGTATTTGGTGAATATTTAAAGTCTGACAATACATTATTCATCCTAACTCTAATAAGAGTCTCTCCATCTTTACTTGAATAACCATAACAATAAGTATTAATTCCAACATCCTCACCATCTTCAATTATTTCTATTACATTAGAACATCCAAAAAACTGATTTAAATTTTTTGAGGTATATGAAACTATTCCAAGAGTGGTATCATTATATCTTACTGATAATTCTCCTGATTGTGGAAATCCAACTGTAGAGTCTACATCAAATATAGTAGTTCCAGCAGATACTTGCCCAATTATCTTTGTTTTAGGATGAACAACAAATGTTCCGTAAGTTGCACCTTCTACTCTAGAATCTCTATTATAACCAGCATCTAAACTAATTTTATAATATGTTTTACCAACTCCTGTAATACCAGGACTAATTTGCTCTACTTTAGTGATAGGGGCATAGGCTTTGCCCATAACACCATTATATTCATCCTGAAATAATGTTGCAGTTTCTAATTCTAATGGATCTCCACCCTCAACACCTTCAACACAGAAATCATTTGTAATAATATAGTGAGCATTTGATGGGGTAAAGAGATAATCCCTTGGTCTTACTATTTTTACATTTTCATTATATAATGCTTTAAATAAAATCTCAAAGGCTGTATCAGTTCCTTTACTACTATAAAAATCCTTTGATTGTTTAATAAAAATATTTTTATCAACTTGTTCATGAATATTTCTTTCTTCAAAACCTGGTAAAAGTTGATGTTTTGTCTTTAATAAAAAATCTTTCAGAAAAAGATTACTTAAATTCTCTATTGTAGCACCTTTTTCATGATTAACTGCTACTGTAGAGTCAAAAACAAGTTGATCTGGGAAATTTTCATCTCTATATGATGAAATACCACTAAATCCCCTAACACATCCATTAAAAGAAGTTTGACTTTTAGAAGTGTATGTAATTATTTCATCACCAATCTTTATCAATCCATAATTTTTTGGAAATCCATCAGTTCCAGCAGGATAATTTGATAAATCAACAGAAATTGTTTTTTCAGCAAAATTAATATCAGAACCCAATCCAACATGATCAATTGTATTAGTTAATTCATCAATTTTTACATATTTGTCAATATTTTGAATTAAATCAGCAGGAGCACTCTTAAATTCTTGTGAAACATAATAATTTTTAAGAAATTCCGAAATTAACGGAAATTCTGTTCTTACATACGTTGGAAGTTGATTTTCAACAACGCTACTAAATTTAACTCTGTTTTCTGACATTTTATGCTCTTACTAAGGCTCCATTTTGGTAACTTGAGCTTACAGTATATTGAGATCCTGCAGGATCAGCTCCTGATGCAATTTGATCAACAACTGGTTCAAAAATACTACTACCTATATCTAGTTGTAAATATAAATCCTGTAATCCAATTACATCATTAGATTTAGGGCAAACTGACAATTCAATAATAGATTGTCCGTCTTTTATTTTACCAGAGGTAGTAACAATTGGATTTAAGGTTATTATTCCAGAAACATAATTAACTACTCCAATATTTCTTCTAATAATAGTTGGACTATATGAATTTGGATTAGGAAGAGTAAATAAGAATAATGATCCAGTTGTTCTATTTGTATTGGGGATATCAGAAATATAAACAGTGTTAGTTATTCCTTCCACAGTAAATCCAGAAGATTTAATATTATACCCACTCATACTTCTAATATGGAATTGATTACCATATCCAATAGAATATTCAGTGACTTTGTTCAATATCAATCTTAAATCCCTTCTCATCTCAACTGTTGTGATATTAGAAGTAATTGCTTCATGACTTTGATCAATAATATTCAAGAATTTACTATATTTAAATCGTGCCCCATACTTATTTAACTCACTAGATTCTGCGTATTTATTTCCATTATTTTGAACTATGCTAGTAACAACTGCACCATTTCGGGCAAGATTTGAATTATAATATATTTTAGATCTAATTTCAAGATAAAGATATTTAAGATCAAGTATTTCTGGAACAATTCCAGCAACAGCATACTTTTTCAACCTCATTTTAATGTTTTCTTTAATAATATTAGGTAAAAAGTCTCCAGTTCTTGGTTTTATACTAATAAAAACCTTTCCATATTGAGGTGGGATTAATTCTTCACCTCCAAAAACTGAAATTGACTCAGTTTCGGGATAAATTCTTGCTGGAACCAAAGATTCATAATCTGCAGCAGTAACAGCTCTATTCTGAGATGCGTATATTCTTGGAGCAAATTTTCTAATAGAATCTACTGATTCTATCATTTCACCACCAGTAGCAAATGTATTAGTGGTCATTAATGAAATGCCAGATGTTATATTATATTCTTCACCATTTCTACTATAAGTAAGACTTCCACTAAATGACAATTGACCAACCCCATTTCCAGTATCACCACTAGTAACAATATAATCTGCTTCTATAAAATTACCTTCTTCCAATTTTTTACCAAAAACACCATCACCAAACAATAATTGGTATCTTTCATCTTCAATTTCTTGTAAAAAATAAACTTTTGAGTCTTTACTAATGTCAAAAAGACTGCTATGAGCATTATATTTGGTTTTTGCAGTTGATTGCTCGTTACTTTTTACATGTACCGAAATTAATTCAGTATCAACACCAGCATTTGGTATAATAAACTTCTGAGTTGGGTTTCTTAAGCTATATGTGAAATCAATATTTAAAACATTACCTTCATATACCATTATATCTGTAAATTCTGCAATATTATTGAAAACAGGGACAGAAATATCCTCTAAAATGGAAAAAATATAAGATTGATTACCAAAACTACCTGCTGTAGTAGCAACTACTCCTTTCTTAAGAGTAACAATGGATGGAGAAGGTACAATATCAGTAGTATCTACGAAAAAACTAACCGAAGTTCTAGATGATTTTCGAGAACGAGGTAAATATCCAATATTTCTTGCTAATGAGACTATATTTTCTCTTAAAGTTGCACTATCAATGAATACTTCATTCGTAACCATATTGGCATTGTATGAAGTTATGTAAGTATTATATGCCAATAAGTCAACAACAGTTGATAAATTAGACCCCTCGAAGTCATAATCCGTAAAATTTGCATTTGTCTGAAGATAATCCTTCAGAGTTGTCTTAATCTGGTCAAAATCCAGATTTGAGAAATTAACTAATGGCATCTTATTACCTGTTTGATTCTAAAACGAATTCTAATTGTTGTGCAGGAACATCTGTTCCTATTATTGTATATCCAATTATCACATCAAAAGTGTTATTATCATAATTAGGAAATGCTCTTACTCCATCAGGTTGCAATAATTCAACTCTAGGTTCAAATCTTTCTATAGAATTAATAATTTCGTCAACAATAATTGACGCAGTAATGTCATTTATGTTTTCAAAAAGACTTGCAGTTATGCGAGATCCAAATTCTGGATTGAAAAACTTCTCTCCAGGTAGAGTAAATACGATATTTTTCAATGAACGAGCTATTGCATTCTCATTTTTGAGTGCAATTAAGTCTTTCGTCAGAGGATTTGCCTGAAATGACATGCTAAGGTCTTTAAAACCGTTATTTACCCTTTCTAAAGGCATGGGATATGTAGTTATTACAATTATATTTTATTTATTAAGGTTTATATACTAAAATTCTGCAAGAGGAATCGAATCTATGTCATAATCTAGTCCATCTTCTTCAAAATCGCTTTTTCTTTTCTCATAAAGGTCATTTTGAACGTTAAAATCGTATTTTTTAGGTGTTATATTGTCATTTGCAATTTCTCTAAGCATTTTCTTATCGGAATTTTCCATTTTTTCGTCAAAATTAACGACACTAACACTAGTTATAATGGCACTTATAGGAATATGCATAAAAGTAGTTAAATACACCTTCTAGGGGCGTATAAGTGCCTATTAAGAGCAATAAAAAAGACCCTTTCGGGTCTTCTAATTAATGTCCTTGTCCTCTATATCTTTTACGGGGGCCATTTCGGGAGGTTGCACTATATTTGGAATGTTTACCTCTTCCCTGACGAGACTTTTTCGGGGTTGGTTCGACAAATTCGGTTGAACCCCACGCTCCTGATTTTGTTTTTACTGGCATTTAAGTTGTTCCTATACGTAGTTGTTTAAATTTGTTATCTAAAGATCCCTTCGAGACACGCACCTGATATTGAACATCATCCCTACGAGAGAGTTCGGTGAGAATCGCTGCTTGTAGATCCCATAAGTCATCTGAACCCTTGTTGGGCAAATGCGTATCTGCCCATTTCTGTAGATTCTTCTCCATTAGATGATACGAGATTTTTCGTGACCTACACGAATACGAGGATCGCACCAAATCTTCATCTTTGCCTCAATGGCATCTAAACAGAACGATACGTCTTCTCCGCACATATCCTGAACTGCGCCTGATTCAAAGACTTGCATTTTAGGAGCAAACCAAGGATATGTCATTTCTGGATGCTCGAACACGCCCTTCTTGATTAATACCCAACCAAACCCTGTGTAATCTACTGTGAACGGTTTGCGACGCTTACCAATAGACTCAACGGTTTCGTGATTCATGACTCCACCGTTCTTGCGGAAATCATCTTCCTCTAACCAATGTGCAACAGAGGTAGTCTTGCCGTCCTCAGTAGCATACCAACCTGCGGTGATAGCACGATCATTTAATAGATCCTCATCCCACGAACCATCTTCTTGTTTTGCTTCTGCTGGAACTGCAAGATCGCATAACTGCCAGAATTTGTTTGTGTCAAAGACAATATCGCTATCAATCCAAAGTTGGTAGTCATAGTTTAACTTTCCGTCCCAAGGAATTTGATTTGGACCACGTAATACATTTGCTCCAAGACACTTACATCTTGCAAAGTTTACCATTGACGAATAATCCTGAGATATCTGAATACTCATATTATTCTGTACCATGTCAAAGCACAGTTGGACGAAGTTCTTTAAGTAAGTATATGATACTCCACGACCTGGAAGGCAAAATACAATTGCTTTCCCTTTCATTCTCTCTTTAATTGCAGCAATGTCCCAATCTTCTTTTGCTTTTGCTGTGGGTGCATTTGCTTTAACAGTGAATCCTTTTGCCATAATCCTTTAATACCTTCATATCAATTATAGTGTATTTTATGTAGTATGTCAATAAAAAATCCCAAGGGCGGTTAACCCAAGGGACTCAATAACTATCTTCTTCCCACATGGGGGTTTTCTGCACAACTCTACCTGGTCCTCCCACTCCGCACTTTGGTCCTAACTTAATGTATGATATATCTCTCTCAGTATAATCAGTCTTGAGCAACCCTACCATTACTTGCAATAGCTCCCATTTTTCTTCGAAGTCCTCTTCATCTAGATTGCAATATAACACTCTATCTTTTGCGTAGATGTGATAAGTGGTATTGTCCAAAATCTTAGTAGGCGATTTTTTTATATATGAAAAAACCTTATAAGGCGTTTTTTATACCTTGGAAATTTTTTTTTATCTTTGTATCTCTCTCTCGATTTGTCACCTCTGTAGGTTAGGGTCTCTATCCGTTTTAAGCCACGGCATCGCAACGGGGGCGGCAAACACATAAGGGGCAAATAACTGCCAATACGCATTATTTAAGAACTGCTAATCTGTTCTTAGTTTGTGTTAGTAACTGTGTGCTTGCTATGTTATATTTAATATTATAACATTAATGCCCCTGAGTGTCAACAACTGTGCGGTCTGCTAAGTGTTAATTAACAGGGGCAATATGTGCTATAATTGTGTTACTTATAGTGGGGTAGATTGCACCTCATAAAGATCATCTAAAACAGCAAGGATTTCATTGCCATTTGTTGCATTATCCAAAAGGAAATTAGCAAAGTTAACTGATACAAACTGTGCAGGACTATTTGACATTTTGGGTTTCCTAATTTGGAATAGGTTGTTACACTATAGGGACACTTTAAACGTCCCCCCATAGTGTTAATAACTCCTCACAGATTTGACAGTCTAAAGTGTTACCAACTGCATGGAATATCAATATCTTCAGTATAACTTAGGACTGCCTCATTATCCTCTAATTGTAATACTTTCCTCCAGTCAATTTGGTGCGGATTAAAGTCACTTAGTGTCTCTACTTCAAGTGTTATCCTAGTCCTCTTTTTAACTGCCTGATTGTAAAGAACTGTCATCAGATTAGTCCATAGAAAGTGTTACTGTTATTATAGTACTTTT